AATATATAAATCATCTCCATCATTATTAAAAACTGTTTGATTTCTTATCTTTAATATTCTATCTGCACCATCATCAAAAGTTATATTACCTTCAATATCTACTCCACCTTCAATAGTAACTAAAATTCCATTATCATAAATAATAGCATCTCCAAGAGTAGTTGCTGCAGTCCATTTAGAATGATAATTTATTGTCCCTGTTCCACCAACAGCTCCACCAACTACAGCTGCATCAACATATTCTGTAGAAGCTACCTTTTCAGAATTATCTCCTGGAGCTTGAGTCTTAACATAAACATTACTATAATATGCTGTAATTGATGTTTTACCTAAATAAACCCCACCATCAGTTCCTAATGATGTACCTCCTGCAATATAAACAGTTCCTGCTACTCCTGAAGCTAAATGAGCTCCAGCAATAATATCTAAATCTTCTCCTGTAACCCCGTTTATATATATTTGTCTATCTGCACCAGATGATAATATAATATCTGATCCTGCAAAAATATGACCTCCAACAGTTAAAGCTCCTATTGTTTTATTATATGTAATCCCAGATGAATATCCAAAAGCACCAGCATCATTAAATATAACTGATGTAGTTGGTCCTGGAGGTACCATTTGATGTGTATGACTAGTAGTTGTAACTGCATTACTTGAAGTAGAAGTATTGCTTGAAGGAAGTCCTAAAGTAACTGGTCCTGTAACTGTAATAGTTGTAAAATCCATTCCATTACCTGCTGTAATAGAAGTAATAGTACCTGCACCTCCCCCACCAGCTCCAAGAAGTGTTTCAACTCCTGCAGCATCTAACATAGCCAAACCAGATCCTGATTTCATATAAAGTTTTACATTATCAAAAGATGGATTAGCTGGAGTTGATATTGGTCCAAAATTTATAAAACTACCTAAATTAAGTTCTGAAGTAATTCTACCAGTACCTGCAACATCAAGAGTATATAATGGAGTAGCTTTATTAACTCCTAATCTCTTATTAGTATAATCCCAAACATAAACAGTTTCACCATTAATCTGCACACCTTCATTAAAAAGAATTTGTTGATCCCCTAATGGTCTAATCTTTAAAATATCTGTAGTAGTTGTAACTTGACTAAAACCTGTCAAAGCTACAAATATCATTAAAAATAAAAGCTTTATTCTCTTCTTCATCCTTAATAAGTTACTGGCTCAATAACCACATATATATCAATTGTTGCACTATTCCAGCTACTTCCAACAGCATTAGCATTAAGGTATAATGTCTGAATTGCTGAAAAGCTAAATGTTCTAAATATAGTAACAGTTGTTACCTTATTGGCAGCTATTACAGTGTTTACAAATATATCAGAACCAAAAGCAGTAGTACCTAAATCTAAAGTAGCTGCATTTGCAGTCCCATTATCAAATACAATATATTTTAAAGTATATCCTATTGGAATATCAAAATCTATATCTGCTGTAGTTCCTAAAAAAATAAGATTAGACATTGGTCCTGAAGCTGACAGTAATACCCAAATAACCCCATTCCAATAAATGATATCCATATAAGCAGCTACAAGTCCAAATATAGTTCCTGCTTCTCTTGCTATATATGCATCATTTAATGTTGGCAATAACGGACCTGAATCTAAATCTCCAGCTGTCCCCTTAAATTCAAGATCAGCATCTATAATTTTAAGAAACTTCTTTGCTGCAGTATTAAGCACAGCATAATTATTGTTCATAAAATTTTCCCAATTCTGAACCGTTGTTACTCCTGAAATAGTTGATAAAGTTTCTATTACTTTTACAGCCATAATTTATTTTTTAAAAAGTTCCCTTAGATCTATCAGGTAAATTATAATATACTATTACAATACCTGTAGTAGCTGTAAGAACATCTAATTCAATCTTAAAATCCTTATGTGTAATTCCCATTCCATCCATAGATAAAGTACCTGCAGCAGTTCCACCAGTATTCATTACCCCACCAAGAGGTAAAGAATTAAAATTACCACCATCATTTGAATGTTTAGGTGTAACCTTAATAGCAGCATCAAGACCACTCCACACTATCTGTACACTCCAAGGCCTGTTACATACTACAACATTTTCTACAATAAAAGCAGATCCATCAGATACTTGGAAAACATGATTTTTATTCATAATGCATATAATTAACTATCTTAATCTCAGTTTTTATAAAAATAAAAAATTTTACACTAATAATTCTCTTTCACCTATCTTAACTTTTATTTTACTTTTTCTCCAAGGTTTTGCATCCTCATCTTTTTTAAACATAAACATCTTCTTTTCATCATCCCAAACCTGACCTGGAAAACAAGTAAATAATGAACATCTACAAAATGGATGAATTGGACCAACTGTAGCTTTCCAATCTACCACCTTTAACCCTATATTATTTCCATTTGCAACCAAATCCTTTATTTTAAATAAAATTGGTTTACTTCCTAACCCACTTGTTAAATAAAGCCTTATACAATGCCTACACGCCCCTTGATAAACTTGCTTATAAACAAATACATCTTCACCATAATCCTCCATTATTTGTGTTAAAGTACCCCAATTATAAGCTGACTGCATCTCTGTTTCAGCTATCCTACCCAAATCTCTTTGCCAATCTCCTGTCTTATGTCCAATCTGTGATACAACTTCTCTTATATTTTGTCGATTAGAAACTGCACTTTCTACAGCATCTCCAATTATCTTTTCATATTCCTTTCTATTAATAGCATTTACAACATCACCCTTTTGTTTATTGCCTAAATCTTTAATATGACCATAAGTTTTTCTTTTAGCCACAGCAAGAACAGACTTTTCTAAAGAAGTTAAAGGCTGATATTGATGCCTTTTCAAATACTCTCTTAGATCACTATAGCCCAAAATAGAAGTATTTTTCTCCCCTAACAATTGAGCTAACCTACCAAAATAAAACGATTGTGTAAAAAGAGGAAATTCAGAATATAACTGATTATGATTAATTCCAAATCTTCTTAATAATGAAATATCTTCTGGACTTAAAACATCCACTCCAACATTTCCAGCTACAAATAAGAGAGTATTTTTATCTACCTCACTTAATATTGCAGATATTTGTGCTGAATTTAATATCATGTTTTCATAAATTGAACTAACTTCTTAGTAACATCTGCTAACATCATGTTACTTTGAATAGCAAATTGAGCCTTAAACCCACCTTCATACCCATTAATTACTTTTGGATATTTAGGTGGGTCAATTACTTTTAGGCTCTTTTTTTTCTTTTTTTTTCTTATCACCTTTTTTCCTACCAATTAATGATATTATCTTCTCAGATAATTTTTCCACAACAGTAGTAATAGCTAACCAAACAGCCTTTTTTACAATTGGCATATTCCAAATCTTCTTTAAAAGTTGACCTATTGGAATAGAATTTACTGATTTATTTGGTTTTAAAACTATCATTACATAGCTAATTCAACTTTCTTTTTATTTATCTGAGCCATTACACCTGCTTTGATTAATGCTCCAAGAAGCTCAAAAAATACAGCTTCAGTAGAATCACCAATTACAGGAATATTAATAAGCTTATCAAGTGTATTTGTAAACTTATCAACTGCTAAACCAATACTATCTTCTGTTCCTTCAACTACCAAATCCTTAACCTCATCCAAAAGATTTCTTATTTCTTCTTTATGCGTATAATTCACTCTTACACCAAGCTTATTATCTAATCCTCTAAAAACAATTAAATAAGCTTTACCATCAGCTAATTCTAATATCCAACTGTCAAATTCATACGCATCATCAGCAACTTGTGCTACCCACTTTTCAAAATCACTGCTTAAAAAACCTATTTCTTCACCCATTTTTTCTAATTTTTAATTTTTTAAATTATCTTCAACATACTTATATAATAAATCCATAATTGGATTATCTTCTGATTGTTCAAACTCATTAAATGGATTATCTGCACCCTCACCTTCTCCACCTGCCATTTGATTTACAGCATCATTACTTTCTTCACCTCCATATTGATCCATTTGTTTCATTTGAAGATATACAGGATTAAGAATTGTATCCTTTTCTGGATCAAAATCTCTACCTGTCCATTTTTTAAAGCCATCTTCAAGTGATATAAAACCAGATGCAGCCTTTTTAACATCTGCTTCTAATATTGCATCTTGATCTTCCTGATTAACTCCTGTCCACTTAAATTCAAATTTATCATCTATTTCAGAGACAATATATTTATTAAGGTTTCTTTCAG